CCTGTTGTAGGTACATAACCGCTCGGAAACTCAATAAAACTTTTTGAAAAATCAATTTTCAAATAATCAATAGGCAAAGCACCGCCGTAGTTACCTTTGGCATTACTCAAAGGGTTATATCCTATAATTGTAGTAAAGTATTGAATATCTAATCTTTGAAAAACCTCGCGATTATTTGCATACAAAGTAATAAAAGCCGTATTAAAATCGGCAAAATTAATAACAGGTACATTGTTAATATCCTTTGGCAAAAAACCTGCTTGATAAGCGCTAATTGAATACGTTTTTACGTCGCGTAAATTTGGTAAGTCGGGGAAGTAATAGCGACTTTGTATGCTATTTACTTGTACGCTTACGAATTGATAGTTATATAAGGGCGTTGTATTGTATATCATTTTTTTAAATTTATACGTTGTAGAATATATTAAATTGAGCAACTACGTTAGTAGAAAAGCCAGCAACAGGGAAGTAAATAAAACTTTTAGGCCAAACAACATTACGCGGTGCAAAAGCCCAAGCCGTATTGGTATTTATGTAAAATTGAGATCCGCCTAAATTATTTGTTAATTCAATTGCAGGTATATTTTGAATAAATTGCTCGCCGCTAAATGTTTGTAAAGTAATAAACATATTTGCGCCGCCTGCGCTTACAGAAACATTTTGTAAGCCCGTGCTTACTCCATAAAGAGAAGTTGAAGCGCACATGCCCGTTATCATTTTATCGCGTAGATAAGGAATATCGGGGAAAAAAAATTGTAGCGCCGTAGATCCGTTGGGAATTGAAACCTCAACAGTATAGGTATTGCTAATTGCGTTTTTATTAATAAGCATATTGCTAAATTATAAAAGTTAAAAATAACCGTCTATTTATCTGCGCGGACGGTAAACGCGCTTGTAATTTAAAACAAAAGTCAAAAAGTGCAATTAGTTTACACTGGTTGAATTTTGCGCCAAAATGCCTCTCATTACAAAAACAAGGCGAGCGTTACCGCTTGCAGGCACCGAAGCCAATGCGTTAGGTAAAACTACTTGCAACAAGTTCTTTTTAGATCCAACTAAAACAATGTTTGGCTCAACTGGATAGAAACCGTCGCTTGAAAAATTGTTTTGATCGATAGCGTTAAAAGGCGCTGCTGCTGCTCTTGTATTCAATTGTTGTGTTTGGTTAACGCAATAGTGACGTTGTGTGTCCCAATTTGTTACAATTGTACGTTGGTTAACAGTTAATTGCATATAACCGTTATAAATTGTATAAGCCGCTTGATCCGAAGTTGCGTCAAACGCCACTTGGTTAGGGTATGAATACAATTCAAAGTTTGAAGCGTTTACGCCTGCGGTTGCAGGGTTAGCCAAAAAGATACCGATTTCACTACAAACGAAACTGTCCTGTAAATTTAATTTTTGTTGTGTAACATAAAGCGGGTTAATTGCTTCATTTACTAAAACGTCGAAAGTGTACGTTTGAGCCGTTACGCTTAACGGTGCTTCAAAGCGTAAATAACTTTGCGATAAAACCGCTTTTTCTGCGGAAAGTCCTGCACGTCTTACTGCGTTGCGTGCGTTTTGAAATACAAGGCGAGATCCTAATTGAGATGCCATAAAATATAAAAATTAAGGGGTTAAAAAAATTAAAAGTGAAAAAAGTGCAAGTTAGACAATGTCTTACATATCCATGTCGTCCATTCCTGCAATAACGCTAACGTCGTCGTAGCCCATTGCAAAATCTTCGTCGCCCGCCATAGCAAAGTCGTCTGCACCTGCAATCAAACTCATATCGCCCGCAACGGTAACTGGTATTTCGTAAGTATCTGCGCCTACGCCTGCAATACCAAATTTAGCAAGGGGCTTGCTAATTCCATAAGCAACCATACCCGCACCCGCGAATTTGCCTAATTCCGACTTCCAAAACATAGGAGTTATAATACCTAAGCCTAACGCTGCAACTGTTTTGATAGTATCGCTTTGCGATCCTAAAACTTTTGTAGTTACAAGTCCTGCGCCTGCTACGCCAATAGCAACGCCTAAAACTGCGTTAACTGCACCGCCCGCGCTTATTTTACCAACGCTTTTGCTTCTGCGGCTTTTTCTGTGTGTTGTTTTTTTGTAGTGTGTTCTACGTTTCATTTTATTTAAAATTAAGGGGTTATACAAATTTATGACTTTTTACGCATAAGATCTATTATTTTTTCTATCTGCGGTAAAACTTTTTCTAATTCACTATAAGTTAGATAAACGTCGCTTTTAGCCCTACCTTTATTTTCTGCTGCGTATTTACCTTTGCCGTCTTTAACAAGCAATTTATTGACTATTCCTTTTTTATACAATTTATAATTAATATAAACTTCAAATAGGCGCGCCCAAATTTCGTTTAACCTTATCCAATAACTTCCCGCAAACGTTGCATATTCATACAAGCGATAATAATAGTTACTTGGGGCTTGTGCTGCACCGTATTTATCTATCTTAAAAAAAATATGCCAATAAAGTTCAAAAAAAGCACGTCGTAAAGGCGTTTTATCAACTAATATATTTTGAATAAAAAATTCTGCAATTTTATTTTGATAAAAATTTTTATGTATTAAAGACGACTTTTTAAGATCTATTGACGGCAAAGTACGAATACCGCCGCTTAGCGCTGCGCTTCCGCCTTTTTCTTTACGTCCGAAATAGTAATCTAAAAAATGACCGTATTCGTGCGCTAATGATCCAAAACCGCTAAAATGTTCGGCCCAATCTTCGGGCGTAGTATCTTCGCTTATTCCGCGTTTATCTTTTCTACGTTCACGGCTTAAATTAATAAAGTCCGTTGCTGGCTCATAGTGCGCCCACGCACCGCCGCGCCCACGTGCGCCGTATGCTATCGACAACTTTTTAAAGCCTAAATTATTGTTGTGAAAATTTAAAACTTTTTCTAAGTCGTACATAGCAACTAATAAAGCAAACGTAAAATTGTAACGCATATTTTGCGACGTCCAATTGCCAAAATCAATATCTTTTAATTTATACTTATCGCATATTTTTAAAAGTATATTGTTATCATTTAGATAATTCAAAGTATAGACACGGTCTAACGCAATAAAAGGCTTGCGCATTTTTTTAGCATAAAAGTTAAAAAACTGCAAGTTAGCGTTTTCTGCTTTACTACGTTTGGACGCTTCGCCTGTGCTTTGTAATATCTTTAATGAACGTTCACGCATTACATATCTTTTAATAAGGCTTTTATATTAGTATGTTTTTTTCTAATTACTGCGCCTATGCTGCTTTTATGTTTTTTAGTTATATGATCTTTTTGCAACTTTTCAAGTGCTAAAATATCTTTTTTAACTTTTTCTATTTCGCGTAAAACTTTGTTTTCGCTTATTGTTTTACGTTTGTTGCGTAATACTAATTCGCCTTTTTGCAATTTAGTACCGCTAACAACTCTTACATTAACGTTATGGCTGCGCGTATCTTTGTGCGTAGATCCTTTTACAGTTTTTTTCTTTGCAACTGTTTTTCTTTTACCTATTGCGCTTTTGCTTTTATGTTTACTGGCATAAATTGCCGAAGCCTGTTTTACATATTCCGTCCACGTTTTAAAACGCTTAGGATATTTTTTCTTTAAGGCCTTAGCCTCTTTAACGATCCATTGTAAAGCCGTCATTATCTACGTTTTAAAAGTTTATAAAGTAATAAAGCGCCGCCGCCAAAAAGTGCAATTTTGCCTATTGGTATATTACTTGGCATAATTGTTTCAACTTCTTTTGCTTCCGTGTCTGCTGCTTCCTTAGCCGTTTCTTTTGCTACCTCTGCGGTTGCCTGTTCAACTGCTTCTGCTTTTTCTTTTGGTGTAACTGCTGCTTCAATTTTTTCTGCTGCTTTTTCTACAACCTGTTCTAATTTATCCGAAGCAACTTGTTTTACTTTATCAGCTGCAAACTTAGCAAGATCTTTAACGTCAATTCCTGCGCTTTTTAAAAGCCCGTTAACTTTTATAATTATAGGCGTTGCGGTTGCTGCAAGCGCTTGCGGCGCTGCGCCAACACTAAACACGTTGCCTATTGCTTTTTTATTATAACCTACTTCAATAGATTTTTTTAAAGCCGTATAATCGCCGCCAATTGACGTCCAAAAACTTTTTAACTTAGCCTCATTTTTTTGAATGTATTTAAACATTTTGCCCGCTAAATTTTTAAAATTTATTTTAGTAATTGCTAAAAAGGCGTTGCGTGCGCTTGCGCTTGCTGGGTTTACTTTTAATACAACCTTTGCACCTTTTTTAATTTTTTCTTTTACCTTTTGTTTAGCCGCTTGCTTTGCTGCTTTTTTAACTGGCTTTGCTGCTTGCTTTGCCGCTTTTTTTTCTTGGCGTTTTTTAGGGGCGCCAACTCCGCTTACTGAATATAGCATATTTGGTATTGTTTTATCTATTTTATAAAAATACTTCTTTTTTAAATCAAACGACGGTAAGACATTGTCTAACCAGATTTCTTGCGACGTATCGGGGTTAACTACAATAAAAACGTGGTGCGGTATCTTATCAAAAGGCTTATAACTGGCAAAGCGATAAGCAAAATTAATATCGCGTCCATGCCTGCGAAAAGCGTCCAACACACCGCCACAAAATAAAGCAAACGACTTACAGTCAAGCCCTATCTTTGGGTTGCTGCCCAACTGTAAAATTGCTGCGGGGCTGCGTAGCGTTTGCTTATTATCACTTTCAATAACATAGTGCGTATTATCGCGTAAAAAGTTATAAAGTTTTTTGCATATACCGCGAACGGTCGGCGCGTCAAAACGTTTATAAATTTTGTCGTATTCCCTTTTATAAAGATCGTGCGTTTTTAAAATACCTGTTATAATATCGCCAACACTTTGGTTGTGTACTAAAACTTGCGTTTTACCTGCGTACGGTTGTAATTTACCTAATAGATCCATTTTAAGCCGTATATGTTACGTCAATAGGTAACGGTAAGCCGTTAACGTTTGCCGTTCCTTTAAATCTTAAATTTAAGTTTTTTAGACCGCCTTTTCTTACAATTTGTTTTACTGTTGTAAATAAGCCAATAAGCGACGGCGTTACGTCTAAACTAATAAAAGTTTTATTGTTTGGCAAAATTGTAACTTTTTCAAAACTTTGAACATTAGCAATATCGTTGCCCTTAGAAATTAATACGCCTACAATTGAATTAATTGTTACACTGGCGTTAGTTGGATTGCTTAGACCAAGTTTAATCTGCAATTTGTTATTTGCGATCCTTACACCGTCGAAACTGAATAAAGCCGTTTCTTTTAAGCGTTTACGGCTATAAAGCCAAAAGGCCAAGCCGCCAAGCACCGCGATCCCTAAAAAAGTTTTCATTTGCTTCATAACCCGAAATTAAGGCAAAAATTGTTAAAAAACAAAAATGTTGAAAAAAATTTTTGAGAATTGTTTTTTTTCTCAATAATTCCCCTTATCTTTGCCCGTGCATACACACACGGGCAAAAAGGTAAATAATTGCACTTTTTGACCTTTATTTAAACAGTTATTAGATATTTTTTTTTAAAAAAATTTGGTTTTTTAAATTCCTTTTTTACCTTTATCCTCGAATTAATTTTTTTACTAACACTAAAACTTTAAAAATGAACACACTTGAAATTTGCGCGGGCTTCGCGCTAACGTCTTTTGCTGCTTTTGTAGCGCAATCAATTTACGACAAAGTCGATAAATCTATTACAGATCTCGACGATTACCCCTACTGGTTACCGAAAGATTTTATTACACAAAAAAGAAAAAACAATTTTATTTTTTGTTGCATAATTTTTTGTACGTTGACTTTTTTATTATGCACGGCTTCACATTATTTAATTTTTAAAACTTATTAAAATGACTGTTGAAACTATTGCAGAATTGCAAGCGCTAATAACTAAAATAGATCAAGTTAAAACTGAACGCAACTACTTAGCGGAAGTTTATAACGGCTTACGTGAAGTAAGTATGACCTTTTATTACAATGATAAAACAGGTAACAAAAATTTTGTAAACACTTTTGCTTTTTCTCCTACGTTTCCTTTTGATATTATGAACGAAACAAAAATAATGTTGCGCGACGCTATCGAACACTACGACGAAATTTTAAGCGAATTAAGAAGCAAACTTGACAAATTATAATTTCACTTTTTTAACTTTTAACTATGGCACAAAATACTAACTTACACGCAACGGCGTTCCCTACGCACCCCGTACAAGATAATTTAGGGCAATTAATTATTCAATTTGGACTAAGTAAATTAGAATATTTAGCCGCTATTGTTAGCGTGGGCTACATAAATACAAATAGCAATATGTTGCCCGAAACTATTGCAGAAGCGTCCTTAGAATTAGCGGAAGCAATTTTAAATTTAAGCGAAGAGAAAGCAAAAAACGACTTAACTAAAAAAACTCCCACTATAAAACTAAATTAATATGACGTCGACTACAAAGCGTCAACAGGCGTTGGACCTGTTGAACGTGCGCCACTTTGTACGCGACTTTACCCCACCGCCCGAAAATGTAATTTTAAAAATTAGGGACGCTCACGTAGGATCATTAGGTAACTTTTGTTGCTTCGTGGGCTTACCAAAGGCGGGTAAGTCAACGTTTATCAACGCCCTTATAGCGTCGCCGTACACGGCTTTTAAACAACTGTTTAATATAAAATTAGAATTACCGCCCGAAAGGCCTTTTATTGCTTATTTCGATACCGAAAGCGCGATAAATGATTTTTATAAAAACATAGATCGAATAAAGTATTTTACCGAAAATAAGGCCGTACCGTTTGAATTGCACGCCTATCAATTAAGGCAAGATAATTTTGAAACAATTAAATTAATGATCGACGTTTACTTAGAAAATAATAAGTTTACGTCGGTTATAATTGTGGACGGGCTTTTAGATCTTTTATTAAATTTTAACGACGAAAAAGAAAGCCGTTTGCTAATTGATTATTTAAAACAAATAACCAACAAATACAACGTTTTATTAATTGGCGTCGTACACACTGGCAAAAAAGATAACAACACAATAGGCCATTTCGGAAGTATGATCGATCGATACGCGCAAAGCGTTATTGAAATAGTAAAAGATAAAGAAAATAATTTGTTTTTAATGAAGTCGCGATTACTTAGATCGAGCGCGGACTTTAACGACGTAGCTGTTATGTGGAACGGTCGCGAATATATTGAAGTCGCAGCACCGCCACCGCCTAAGCGTAAATAAACAAAGCCGCTTCGGTTTTACCCTTAGCGGCTTGCTTACGTGCGCTTGCACTTTTTTCAAAACAAAAATACAATTAATTTTTAAAAAAACAAACTTTATGCAAACAAATTTTTATCACGTAAAATTTACTGTTATGTTTAATAACAAAAAGTTTATATATTCAATAGATAACATTGAAGCCGCAACGCCTTACGAAGCAAATTTGTTGGCTTATGAAACTTTTAAAAAAAATGCAACTTATGATGTTGATATAATTTTAAAACGAAAAAAAGGTCAAAAATGCAAAGATATTTAACCGCTATATGCTTTTATAAGTTTAACGCACAGCCGCCTTTAAAATACCGTAATATAAAAAACATAGATAAATTTGAAGCCTTTATAATACAACGCGGCGTTTGGTATGTAAATTACTACGACAAAAAAACTAAGGCCTTTATTGAGCGTAAGTACCTATACTAAAAAAGCCCCTAAACAGGGGCTTTTTCGTTTTACTAACACTGTAAAAAATTGCGAATAGTCGCAGGGTAAGACACGGTCTAACTGAACAAATTAAGCCGTGAATATCTTTTTTTCGTCTGCTCGGCGGTTTGCTAAGCCTTTGGATCTTTGACCGCCTGCATATACGTATTTGTCAAATTGCTTTGCCGTTTCAAGTACTGGCGTATTGACATTATATAATTTGAATAAAGTTGATCTTAAAAGGCCGTTTATACCTACGTTATAAGCAAACGAAATTAAGGCCGCTAATTCGTTAGGCTTAGGGTTAGGGCGTTTTAAAGCCTGTGTTATTTTAGTAGCAATAAGATCTATATTCGCCTCTAATAAAGCCTCTGCCTCTGCTTTGGTTATTTTATCGCCCATTTGCACCTTTTTACGTCCGAAACGCTTTGCAATAGACGGCACCAATTCATAACTTATATTGCCGTACCCTATTGTAGGTATGCCTACAATATCTTTTTTGGCGGTAAGTAATAAGCCTTCCCATTTTTTTATTAATTCCTTTGAATTTGCTATCACACTTTTTTTATTAAATAAATAAGCAATTACGGCAAAAGCACCCATACCAATTAAAATTTTATGCGTCTTTTGCATGTGCCAAACCTAAGCCTGTTAACAATAAAGTAACGCCGTTAACGTAGTCGCCTGTTGCGATCTTTGCAACGCCTGTTATAACTGCTGCGGCCCCTGCTAATGTAGTACGCCAATTTGTAATTAATTTTTTCATATAATTAAATTTAGTTACCAAAGTATTTGATCGGCATAAAAGCCCGCGCTTCCTTTTTTGTTACGGTCTTTAATATGCCTTAATTTATACAACCTGCGCCGTTGATCTGCGTATTGTTTACCGTAGATACGTAAATAAGTCGGATAGTCGTAATATCTTTTATCGCCTATTGAAGCCAATTTATAACCGTCCTTACTGTAAACGTCGATCTTTTTATTTTTGAGCCTTGACGGCTTTATAATAACATTTAGTTTTTTAGCCTGTTTATAACTATATTGACTAATGTTATACATAAAGTTAACGTTTATTTATTAAAAAATCTAATTTAGTTTCAACGCTGGCAAGCCTTTCAATAATACCGTTGTGTTCCTGTACTTGCTTTTCCAACGTTTTAATACGCTGAATAAAAGCACCGTAAAAAACGGCAACAGGCAAACAGGTCATAATTAATTGAATTAAAACTTCATTCATATATATTGAGTTATTATTTTAAACTAAGGCAACCGCGAACGGCCGCCCAACAAACTAAGGCAACCGCGAACGGCCGCCCAACAAACTAAGGCAACCGCGAACGGCCGCCCAACTTCTTTATACCCTATAAGCAAAGCCCTTAGGCACTTTTTTACTTGTTGAATTTATACCCATAACAAGCGACTGTTTAACTATGTTAGACAATGGCCCAACAATATATTGGTTGCTATTTTCTGGGTTTTGTATTACTAAGGCAAACGCTAAATATACATTAAAGTCGCTTTGTCTTATGTTATTTTGTATATGTATATTGCCATTATAGCCCGATTTATTGTTAGCACCGTTTCGCGATCTTTTTTGTGCAAACTGTTGAAAATCTATTGTTGCGTCAAAAAAATTATTGTCAACATTAAAATACCCTGCGGCAACATCAAGCGTTGCGTCCCAATTTCTATAATATCTAAAAGGGTTTAAATTAATTAAATCTAAAATTTGCTCACTATTGTTTAAACTCCATTCACTAAAAGCATTAATTGCTGGTGTGTTACCTGGTGGCAACGGCATTCCAGCACCATCATCATATCCTTTGTAGTATTCACTAACACCATTATAACCATAATTATCGTAAAGCGCTTGACAAACTCCGCCGTCTATGTGCTGCGGGTGCGTCCAACCGCCTTTAAATAATTTTCTATTTGGTTTATGCGAAAGGTTTGCGCCTAAACCGTCCCCAGATATTTTACGCTTCCAATGAAATAAAAATATATGTGGGTTTAAAGTATTTATAGTATCCCATATATTACTTGCTAAGCCGCTTTGACCATTAAAGCCGTTATATCTTGCGTTAGGAAAATAAATTTGTAACGCGCCTTGACCATTACTGTTATTTACATAATCGCTTCCGTGTGTAAAAATAGTATTTGGGGCAGAAACGCCAGTTTTACCATTACCTTGACTTTTTAATACAATAGGTGCGGGCAAGTTGACGCCTAAGCTAAAAGGGTTGCCGCCGCCGCCTGTTGGACCGCCGTTAAAAATTATACCGCTTCCCATTACACATAAATTTTACGAATGATTAATAAAGCCCCGTTTAGTGCCGTTCCGAAATTAATAAAGTATTCCGTAAGATCTAACTCATTAATATTACCCTCGATAGCCAATGACTGGCCCGGTGTTAGCACTAACGTATTATTTAAAGTTACGTTTATTGTGCCTATATTTATAAAAGTAACCGCGTTTGCCTTACTTGTAAAACGATAGTTTTGATAAGCCGTATAAACGTCGATTAAAAATTTTTTTTCTATTTGATTAGTTTCGGTTGCCATAAATTAAAAGTTAAAAAAGTGCAATTAATTTGTTTTCATTTTATCAACTAATTGTAAGATAGTATTTAAACTATCTTCACGCAAAGCGTTATGTACTAAAAAATTGCTTTTACCATTTTGTAAATAATCTAAAAGATCAACTCCGTACATTTTTGCAAACACGTCAGCTAAAAAACTAACTTGCGTTTTATATGATAGCGTTTTAAATATCGCTAAAATACGATCAAATTTAGGCCCCGTCCATGTAATTGCTTCGTGAATTACTTTTGCTTTTGCTTGCGCATTAACTTGTTTAATTAAACGTGCATTTTTAAATTGACGCCAGTATAAAGGGCTAAACGGGCTTTTTACTCCGCCGCTTTGTTGTTGGGTTATATTTTTTTGTGTTTCACTTTTGGTAATTCCAACAGTTTCAAAAAGAGCCTTAAAAGGTTTATAAAGTATATAAGCCCCTAAGCCAACGGCGCCGACTAATAATATAGTTTTAGTTTCTATTTTTTGTGCCATATTATAACATAGTTAATAACATTTTTATTTTTGCTTCGTCAAATTGACTAAGTTTATATAAATGTTCTATTGTTACGCCTTTTGAATAAAGCGTTTGAATAATTTGTTCAAGTGTTACCGTGTTCGGTGTTTCTGTTCCTGCAAGTGCCATAGGTTTGTTACTGTTAGTGTTATTAAAAAGTTTAGCCGCAAGGCCTGTTAAAATTTGACTTACGACAGGGTGTTCGAGCGCGGCGCCTATCATACCTAAGTAAGGGTTTGACGGCTCTGCTTCCGCTTCAATATCTTCGTCGCTCATTGAATTAATTAGCGCCTGTTGTTGTATAATTGTATTTTGTAATTCCTCAAATTTATCTAATAACTTTTCTTCAAAATAAGATCTATTTGTACGGTATTCCGCTTTTTCTTCGGGGCTATATTTTTGTTGTTTAAAAGTTAAAACAGTGTCAGCCTCACTATTCTTTTTAATACCGCCTTTGGGTATTACTTTAAAAGTATTTATAGTATAAGTTGCTTCGCTTCCCTCAGTTTCGTTCAAAAATTTACGTAACCTATCCGCCGCGTTATCTATATCGCTATCAATTTCGTTTTTATTGTGTACGCCGCTTCCAGTTACTATTGCATAGTACGGGTTGCCGTTTTCAATAAAACGATCTATTAATTTTTCAACTGTTCTGTGTGTTACGACCATAAGACAAGGTTTAACTATTTAATATAATAAATTCCAAAAGGTATTACAAAAGGTGTTCCTGTTGTAGGTACATAACCGCTCGGAAACTCAATAAAACTTTTTGAAAAATCAATTTTCAAATAATCAATAGGCAAAGCACCGCCGTAGTTACCTTTGGCATTACTCAAAGGGTTATATCCTATAA